GATACGTCGCTTTACATCAGCCTCAAGGCGGCGGAATCCGTACATGTTCACATCCGGATTGTCTGCATAGTAGAAAGAACCGATGAGGCTGACGGCGGTCTTACCTGAGCCACGCGAACCACCGCAAATCACGATGTCCGCCTGACTTGTCAAGACTTTCTCCTGGAAACCGGCCTGTGGGATGATGTTGTAGAGGCGCTTACCTTTCCGCTTGAGGTCAAGATTCTCCATCCTGATCTTCTCGGCATACTCGTAAGTATAGACCTCCATCCCATATTCAAGGAACACGGGATCAAAGATGTTCGCTTCGGTATGAGGTTGCACCGTCATTTGCGGCAAAAATGCAAAAATGTTATTTTAAGTGAAACTTTTTGTTGCACTTGAAACAACCTCTTTTTATTTTTGCCCGTGTGGAAGGAGAAAAGAATACAGAAAAGCGCTACTGCCGATATTGCGGCAGTCGGCTAATGGTTGATGTGAAAGCCTTGCACGGCAAGGTGACGCTTGAGGTTAAATGCACCAAGTGCAAGCGCCAGAACATCATCGAAGAAGAAAATAGTTAGCGTACCATAGCGTACCATAGCGGCTATCAGCGTTCCTGCGCGAACCATCGGCCCGGAGTACAAGTCCAGATACGGATTTGCGCTTCGGGCTTTTTGTATAACCCAAATACGATCATTGAAATGAAAGAAAAAATCATTGCAGAACTCAAAACTGCTTACGCGAAGCTGGGGTTGAGTGATGAGGCTTTTGACGGGGTCGCCTCTCTGCTGGAGAAAACTGTCACCGAGGAATCCGAGATTGCAACTGCTGTAAGCGGGGACAATGTTAAGAACCTCCTCAAAACCATTCAGGGCCAGGTCGATTCGTGGAAGAACAAGTACCACGATAAGGCCAAGGAACTGAACAGCTACAAGGAGAAGCACCCGGACACCGATCCGGGGAAGACCGATCCTGACACCAAGGCTGACGACGACGAACCCGCGTGGGCGAAGCGGTTACGCGAACAGAACGAGGCGATTGCAGCGCGTTTCGAGGCGGAAGACAACGCCAAGAAAGCAGCGGCGAACCTCCAGGCTGTTGAAGCGAAACTCAAAGCCGCCGGGTGTGTCAATGCCGGAATCCTCAAGGGGGTCCTCAAGGGCTTCGCGCTCGGAAAGGACGAAGATGTGGATGCTGCCGCGACGAGACTCCAGGAGGAGTACAACAACTCTTACAAGGAGATTTTCGGCGATGGCCCTCAGCCTGGGTTCGGAAGCGGAAACTTCAATCCCGACCCGAAAGCCAACATCAACAAGATGAACGACATTCTGCGTCAGGAAGGGCTTCTCCCGGCAAACGAGTAAACCCTTTTAAAAACAAACAGCAATGCCTACTTTCAGCTCATTCAACGCCTATGGCTCCGAGTCCATTGAAATCGGACAGAGCCATGTTCCCGTGTGGCTGGGTAATGTCTCTCCCGTTCCCGTGGGCGGCAACCTTGCAAGCGACTTCTTGAAGAAGGGCATCCTGATCGGTGCCGGTTCTCCAATCAAGTACGCCAACAAGGTGATCACCCCGTTCGTCGGCTGGGAGGTCGTTTCCTTCACCGGTGCTTCCGGCTCCGAGACGGTGGATACCATCGTCATCAAGCCCGCTGTTCTCGGCAATGTCACCATGCTTCCCGCCGTCGATGACAAGATCATGAAGGTCGGTTCCACCTTTGCCGCCACCGGCAAGGCCGCAGCCGTCGCCTCCATCGCTCTCATCGAAGAGGGTCAGAACGCTGGCAACTATGCCGTGACCGTCCTCCACTCTGCCACCATCGACTCCGTGAGTGCTGGCGATGTCCTCGCCCTCTCCTCCGCCGAGTCTGCTGGTTCGAGCAAGTCTCTCAAGGTGCAGCCCAATGCGTACCTCTACAACGACATCTACCTCGGCAACCTCGATGACTCAGCCGCCGCCAAGAGCGCCAAGACCATCGCCGCCACTGGTGCTGTCGTCCAGTTCCACAAGTATGGTCTGCTCGTCGATATGACCTCCAGCGCTGCTGTGAAGGCCCAGATGCAGAAGGCCGTACCGGGTGTTCTCCAGGTTGAAGTGTAATCCCGCAAAAAAGAGAAATCACTATGGATACCTATCAGATTCAATTCTATGATCTGCTCTCCCGCGCACTCGTTGGTGGGCAGACCCTTCAGGACTTCCTGGACAACACGATGGCCTTGAAGTACAACAAGCTCCAGCTCGACGGTTTCGCTTTCGACCCGTTTATGCTGGATGACTTCGCGTACACCCAGACCGTGACCGAACTCGCCATCAACCCGGTCGCTCAATACTACGATGTCGATTCCCCGGCTCTGCCCGACGGAACTCGCGGTGGTAAGGAGTACACCGGCAAGATTCCTCGTATGAAGAAGGTCGAGTTCTTCAACGAGGACAAGATTCGCAAGATGCGCAAGATCGAGCGTCGCCGTGACATCTCTGCCGAGGCGGTTCAGGCCGCTGCCTACCGTAACCTGTTCATCACCGTGGACAAGCTCATCGGTGGTCACACCAACGCCCTGACCTACCAGCGCCACCAGGCCGTCTCTGCCGGTAAGTTCACCATCTCTGCCGCGAACAACCCGAAGGGTATCAAGGATGTCACCCTTGACTACCATGTGCCTGCCGCCAACAAGACCACGCTGACCAGCACGGCCCGTTGGTGGACTTCCAGCACCCACACCACCGCGAACGAGGGTGCCGACTCCGACCCCGTGAAGGACCTCAGCGACATCGTGGCGAAGGCTCGCTACGCTGGCATCCGTGGCCACTTCGAGGTTGAGATCGACTACCTCAAGGAGTGCCTTGCCCACAGCAAGGTCCTCGCGCAGATCGGCATCTCTCTGCTGCCCGCTTCGGATTCCACCGCGCAGATCGCTTTCGCGCGTTCCCGGAATTACGATGTTCGGCTTGCCGAACTTGAGGGTCTTATCGGCGCTCCGATCAAGGCGATCGACTCGCTCGTCGCCATCGAGAGCTTCGACAAGGCGAACAAGGCGCTCGTCGCTGCCAACACCAACGCCTTCAACAAGGATGTCTGGGTGTTCGTACCGGACGGCACGATCGGCACCGTTCAGACCGTGGAGCCTATCGCCATCGCTGGCGGTGACTACTCACAGTTCTACGGCGGGAAGCTGCTCATGACCGTGGATGTGGACGCTGTGACCAAGTTCCAGGGCATCTACACCGAGATGACCTCCCTGGTCATTCCGACCATGCCGCAGTACATGTGGTATCTCTTCCCGAACGCTTAGTTCTTTGAAAACGAGTTAGTGAAAACCGACGGAAGAAATGGCAAGTATCGCAAATAACATGACGATGGTGGCTTGGCTTCGTTCCAAGTGCGACCCCTATATGGATTTCTCCGATGACTTCATCTACGCAACGCTCCTTGGTAGGGGTGTTGACGACGACGATCAGAAGGTGTCCGCAACCTCGGAGAAAACACGCGACCTGTGTCTTGCGGATTGTTATGTTGCGGCTGCCGTTTCTTCCACCAAGTCGGGAACGCAGGGAGAAGCAGATGGTGGTTGGACTCACTATGTGGCGATTAAGAATGTCATTAGCCGGGATGCTTTGATGCAGATGGCGCGTGACCTCTACGCCAAGTGGGGAGAACCGTTCACCGATCCGCGCCCGAAAATCACCATGAAATCGCTCTACTGATGTATAACCCCAGATGGCCCTATACCTTCGTCGTGGCTGGCGAGAGCCTGGACGAGAACGGCGTTCCGGTTACGGACGAGAATGGGATACCTGTTGTGTCTTCGATGACCATAAAGCAGGTCGTCTATGACGGACGCTGGAATCCCATCCGCAACGCAGCCGGGCAGTTCAAGACCAAGGATGTCACCACCGTACCCTGGGGGTATAGGACATCAACGGGGGGTATGAAGACGAGCGGTGAGGTGATTGTCGCGGATTACAAGGTTTCATGCCCGATGCTCTTGACTGACATTCCTACCGGGACGGTCCTCCTGATGACTGATGCGGTACACACCTTCCGCGTCACGGTGGTCAAGATGACCACATACAACTGGGGGACGAATCTTTGGGTGGATAATGTCAAGAACTGATGGGAAAGGAGAAAAACGAATCAACCATCAAGCGGGCATTCGCCCGCCTGCAAGAGCGTAAGGATACGATCATCCGCGAGGGTATGATCAACCTGGCGAAAGCGGGGCTTGAGTATCTGGTCGCGGTGCATAACATGCACGAAATGTTCATGGCGCACACGACCGAAACAGACACGCTTGCCTATGCCGTAGCACACGATGGTCTTATCGTCGCGTCCGGATGCCACAATGGTGGCGATGATGACCTTCCTGGTTCTGCAACGGATGCGGCCATTTCGATTCTCTCCGGCACTTCCGGCTGGGTAGCGGTGATCCTTTCAGAAATGGAGGGGTATTACCGGGTTGACTACGAGCAGGACTTCCTGTTCGATGTGTCATTCCACACCGTCGCCGAGTTCCAAACCTACTTTAAGAAGATAGACCGATGAACGATTTTGACATTACCGCCATAGAGACTCTTGTTACCGACGAGGTAAGGAAACTCAGTGTTTCCTCCAATGTCTGGAACAATCGCCCCAAGTCCACCTCTGATACCATCAACGACTTCGTTGTCGTCAAGGTGTCTGGAGGGGTTACGGACAGGTGCGCGTTTGGTGAATGCGTCATCTCCATCCGTCTCTTCGCAAGGGATGTGAAGGAGATGAAGAACAAGAAGAGGCTATCGGTTATGCAGAAGGCGGCAGAAGGTCTTCCGATTTGGATAGAACCGCTGCTCATCAAAGGCAATCCGACGATTGTAGGCGACACTCCCGACGACTTCGGTTTCCACGCTCGTATCATGAATTTCAAGGCTTACATCAAATCAAAATAACAATCCTATGCCTACTCTTACCCACGCGATGCTTGACGACCTCCACATCGGTAACGCATCCCTCTCTCTGCTCCCGTACTCCGCTTCGGGAGTGGACATCACTTCTGGGCTGGACTTCTCCCAGGCGGACCAGATTTTCACCCTTGAGGGGACCTTCAACCTTGAGAGTGACGACCCGTCCAACACGGATGTCAAGATCGACCAGCACCAGGAGGTGATCGACACCCAGATTGACAAGGGCGGCAACTGGCGCATGACGGGCAACATCCCGTCCGTCGCCGAGGCCCTGCTTGCCTACTTCTTCCCGGACGGCGCAGCCGTTGCTGCCGGAACCGCGTCTCATCCGACCGGTGTTACCGGCGCCGACGGCAATGCGTACTACACCGGCAAGGGCTTCCTCGCCACGCCGGAAACCGTCGAGGTCACGATCCTCGCCGAGTCCGAGTCCAAGAACACGGCCATCCTGTTCCCTCATGTCAAGATGATCGTGTCGAAGCCGAAGAAGGACGACAACAACAACCCGGCGTACCTCTCCTTCGTGGGGTATGTTCTTCCGAACCCCTACAAGAAGGGCGAGAACCTGGTTGGCGACTTCGCCGTCCTCAAGGCGACCAACAAACCTGGGAACGCTTAACAGCTCTCATCACAATTCCTTGTCCGGGGGCGGGGTCAAAAGCCCTGCCCCTTTTTAAATGAAAAGATATGAAGCAACCCGACCTCATAGCAAGAAAGGACTACATCGACATCGTGAAGGATGCGCCCACCGAGATTCGCATCGGCAAGCGGCGTTTTCAGATACATTGGATCAAGCCGTACACGATGGAGCGGTTGACCGAGGTGTGGCTTGAGCGCGACCTGGCATCCGCCGAGGTGCGCAAGGGCGCAGATGTCCTTAAAGACATGTGCAAGGAGCCGTATTTCGCTTTCAAGGAAGCGGCGCTGATGATTCTTAACAACGACATCAAGATTCGCCTTTTCTACGGATTCCTGTGGCGCTATCTGGCGCACAAGTACGACGAGACGCAGATTGCGCAGATAGTCAAAGCGGGTAAAAAAAAACTTCCGCTGGAGGCGCATTACAGAGTTATCGCGTTCTCGATGGATATGAGGACGGATGTGATGAAGATGACGGCGAAGGAAGCCGAGCAGTACCGAGCCGAACTGCTCTTGGCTGCGAAGCAGCTTTCGTCAAAGACTTCCCGGCCTACGGACGCCC